AGCAAATGACGAGGTTGACACTGAATTACCTTTCTAATAAAACAAAACACATCATGTATGGTATCTTGTATGGTACCATGCATGATTAATTTATATCATATATGGCAATAAAGAAAAACGATTTCAGCGCAGTTAAGAAGAAATTCTCAACCTCCGCAAAATACAAACCCCAAAGATTTTTTGACTTAGGACAAGATTTCTTAGATGCGGTTGGATTACCTGGTCCTGCTATAGGACATTTGAATATGTTCTTGGGTCACTCAGATACAGGAAAAACTACAGCATTGGTTAAAACTGCCGTTGATGCTCAGAAAAAAGGTATTCTACCTGTGTTCATTATTACCGAACAAAAATGGTCTTTTGAACATGCGAAACTTATGGGTTTTGAATGTGAAGAAGTTGTTGATGAATCAACAGGTGAAGTTGATTGGGATGGTTTTTACATCTTTAATAATGACTTTGACTACATTGAGCAAATTACGGACTACATCAATAGTTTGTTAGATGCGCAAGAAAAAGGTGAGTTAGATTATAGTTTATTATTCTTATGGGATTCTGTTGGTTCAGTTCCTTGTAAGATGACTTACGAAGGTAAGGGTGGTAAACAACACAATGCATCTACGTTAGCAGACAAAATTGGTATGGGTATCAACCAACGTATTTCAGGTTCTCGTAAAGCGGATTCAAAATATGAAAACACATTGGTTATTGTTAACCAACCTTGGGTTGAGTTACCTGACAATCCATTCGGTCAACCAAAAATTAAAGCAAAAGGAGGAGAGGCCATTTGGTTAAACTCATCATTGGTATTTTTATTTGGTAACCAAAAAGGTGCGGGAACAAACAAGATTACCGCAACAAAAGATAAGAGAAGTGTAAAGTTTGCAATTAGAACTAAAGTTTCCGTAATGAAAAACCACATCAATGGGTTAGGTTACGAAGATGGAAAGATAATTGTAACACCACACGGTTTCTTAGCAGGAAAAGAAGCGTCAGAAGAGAAGGTGTCTATTGAATCATACAAAAAAGAATATGCTGACTATTGGAAAGATATTCTTGGTGTTACTTCATTGGATTTTGACTTAAAAGAAGAAAAAGAAGATTAGTATATTGTTTCACATTTTAAATCACAATCGTGATTAAAACATTATTAGTAGACGGAGATAATTTATTTAAGATAGGATTCCATGGAGCCAAGGATGTGTATAACGACGGGGCTCATGTGGGTGGAGTATTTCACTTTGTGAACATACTCCGCAAATTCCTTGATGAACACAACCATGATAAAGTTGTTGTGTTTTGGGATGGAGATTCAAATTCATCTATTAGAAAAAGTCTATACCCACAATACAAAGCGAATAGAAGACAAGATATGAATGAGTACAAGTACGAATCGTATTTGTATCAAAAGTCTCGTGTTAAACAATACTTAGAAGAAGTGTTTGTTCGTCAGGTTGAGATGGTTAGTAATGAGGCGGATGACCTTATTGCATACTATTGTAAGATATCCAAGGATGAGAATATTATTATTTTTTCTGCGGATAAAGACCTAACACAACTTATTTCGGAAAGAGTTACAATCTATTCTCCAATTACAAAACAATACTTCAAGAATGGTGATATGATTACCATTAATAAAGTGGACATTCCACATTATAATGTATTGTTAACTAAGATATTCACTGGAGACAAATCAGATAACATTGACGGTATTGAAGGTCTTGGGGAAAAAACTTTAATTAAATACTTTCCACAAGTGCAGGAAAAACCATGCACTGTTGAGGAATTACTGTATATTGCAGGAAATATCGAGCAAAAAAAACCAATTAAAACATTGGGTAATATTTTGATTGGTAAAACAAAATCAACTATACTTGGAGAAGAGTTTTATAACACAAACAAAAAGATAGTTGACCTGACAAATCCTTTAATAACTGATGATGGAAAAGAATTAGTTGAACAAATCCTAACTGACACTATAGACCCTACAGATAGGGGATATAAGAACTTAATGAGAATGATGATGGAAGATGGTCTCTTTAAGTATTTACCCAAAAATGACGAAGCTTGGGTTAACTTCCTTACACCATTTATGAAATTAACAAGAAAAGAAAAAAGACACAAAAAATAAAAATTATGAAAGAGCAAGACAGTACCAAAATGGAATTCTTATTGACGTTAAACGACAATATTGTGGTTCAAAGATTTTTCAATGTTAGAGGGTATAATCCTAAAGCAAAAAACTCTTTAGATTTACATTATTTCTTGGAACAGTTCCAACAAGAATTACATTATCATTTAAAAATGAAAACCGTTATCTATATGATTGATAACAAAGACGCGATTTGTGCGGACCCAACAATTATGGAGACATCATACACTGATGGTAAAGAAGATTTTAACATTTATGTTAAAGTTGGGGAACAGACAATTTGTCATAGAAATTTTGATGGAAAATTATATCCACCAAAAGTTCGTTATACCGTTGATGTACGACCATTCTTAAAAGAAGTTTTAAGAGAATTGACTGACATTTTTTCAGCCCAAAAATTAAGTTACCAATATTTGAACTTTGACCTAAACAGCTAAATATTTAATTAAACAAGGGATGCAAATATAACATATGAACAAGAATTTCGACTACTTAGGGAACACCTTCCAAATACAACTTTTAAACCAAATTATCGTAGATAAAGAATTTTCTACATCTATTATGGATGTAATAGAAAGTTCTTACTTTGATAACAAATACTTCAAAATCATTTTACAAATGACTAAGGAGTATCATGCAAAATACCAATCGACCCCTAACTTTGACACTCTTGACCAAATTGTTAAATCTGAAATCTCGCAAGAAATTGTTGCTAAAATAGTTCTTGACACACTTAAACAAGTTAAAGACGCTCCTTTTGAAGGAACTCAATTTGTTCAAGAAAAAGCGTTAAAGTTTTGTAAACAACAGGAACTTCAGAAGGCTATGGACAGAGCCCAAAAAATTATAACAGAAGGTGATTTTGAATCTTATGATAAAGTTGAGGGATTAGTTCGTGAGGCATTACAAGTAGGCGAAAGAGATTTGGGAACAACAGATATCTTCTCCAACCTTGAGACAGTACTTGACGAGGATTTTAGACACCCAATTCCGATGGGAATACCAGGAATTGATAAACTACTTAAGGGTGGTTTAGCAAAGGGTGAGATTGGGGTTATATTGGCTCCTACGGGGGTTGGTAAAACTACCATCTTAACTAAGATTGCCAACACAGCATTCAATCTTGGGTATAATGTCCTCCAAATATTTTTTGAAGACAACCCAAAGATTGTACAACGTAAACATTTTACACTTTGGACTGGTATTGAACCTGATAATCTTGTAATACATAAAGAAACGGTTATGAGTAAAATTACCGAGATTAAAGAAACTATGAAGAACGAGTTAATTTTAAAAAAATTACCTTCAGATTCTATGACTATGAATCAAATCAAAAACCAAATCAGAAAAATGATTGCTGATGGTACAAAGATTGACTTGGTTCTTTTGGATTACATCGACTGTGTTGTACCTGAAAGTTCAAGTAAAGACGAATGGAAAGCAGAAGGTTCGGTAATGAGAGGATTTGAGGCAATGTGTCACGAGTTATCATTAGTTGGTTGGACAGCAACTCAAGGTAATAGGTCATCAATTTCATCTGAAGTTGTGACTACAGACCAAATGGGTGGGTCAATCAAGAAAGCACAAGTAGGTCACGTTATCATTTCCTTGGCTAAAACTTTAACACAAAAAGAAATGAATTTGGCAACCATTGCAATTACTAAGTCACGTATTGGTAAAGATGGGGTTGTTTTTGAAAACTGTAAATTTAACAATGAATTACTTGAAATTGATACTGAAAGTTCAGTAACATTCTTAGGGTTTGAAGAACAACAGGAAGAAAGAAAACGTGATAGAGTTAAAGAACTTTTGGAAAAAAGAAAACAAAGAGAACAACAATCGTAAAAAAATAACAAAAATAACTATGGAAAACATTTTAAAAGAAAACCCTAACAGGTTCGTTATCTTCCCTATTGAACACAATGATATATGGGAGTATTATAAACAACATCAAGCAGCATTTTGGACTGCAGAAGAAATTGATTTAACAAATGATATTCGTGATTGGGAGAATTTATCAGACAATGAAAAACACTTTGTTAAAAATGTACTGTCATTTTTTGCTGCTTCTGATGGTATTGTAAATGAGAATTTGGCGGAAAACTTCTTAAAAGAAGTTCAGTATCCTGAGGCAAAATTCTTTTACGGGTTCCAACTTATGATGGAGAATATACATTCATTAATGTATTCTCTTCTTATTGATACATATGTCTCAAGTGCAGAAGAAAAAGATGAATGTTTCCATGCAATTGATAGATTACCTGCGGTACAAAAGAAGGCAAAATGGGCTCTTGATTGGATTGAAAATGCATCTTTCCAAGAAAGATTGGTTGCCTTTGCGGCTGTTGAAGGTATCTTCTTCTCAGGTTCATTCTGTTCAATTTTTTGGATGAAATCAAGAGGAATTATGCAAGGGTTATGTAATGCTAATTCATTAATCTTTAAAGATGAAAATCTACACTGTGATTTTGCAATTCACTTGTTGAATAATCACATAGAAAACAAACCAAGTGAAAAAAGAATTAGAGAAATCTTATTATCTGCATTGGAAATTGAAAAAGAATTTATCACCGAATCATTACCAGTTTCACTTATTGGTATGAACTCAAACTTAATGAAACAATATCTTGAGTTTGTTGTTGATGGATTGTTAATTAAGCTTGGTTGTAAAAAAGAATTTAATGTTGAACAACCCTTTAAATTCATGGAACAAATTGCGGTTGAAACTAAAGGAAACTTCTTTGAGTCAAGAACCGTAGAATACCAAAAAGCTAAATTAAATGAGACAATTTCTTTTGAGGAAGATTTCTAATATAAAACAATATGATGTCATTAAAAATTAAAAAAAGAGATGGAGAGGACGCTTCCTTTAATCCACAAAAAATTTACAATAGAATTAAAAGAGCTGCAAAAGGGTTAAATGTTAATTCGGACGAGATTTTTATTAAAGTTATAACTTCAGTACCAACTGAAGGGTTAATTACAACAAAAGAGTTAGATAAACTTGTATATGAAATTGCTGCCGCTTATACTGGTAGTCATCATGACTATTCAAGATTAGCATCTTCAGTTGCAATTTCTTCTTACCATAAGGAAACTAAAGATAGTTTTTGTGAAACTATTATGGAATTACATTCTACTGGCGTAATCAATGAAAAGTTAATTGAAGTTATGAGCTCTTATGGTCATGACAAAATTGATGAGGTTATTAATCATGAGAAAGATTATAACTTTGATTACTTTGCGTGGCGTTCATTACAAGAAATGTACTTGTTAAAGACACCTCAAGGTAAAGTAGTTGAAAGACCACAACACATGTATATGAGAGTTGCTTTATGGGTAACAAATTCATTTGAAGAAGCTGTTGAATACTACAACTCATTGTCAAACCAACTTATTTCACCAGCAACACCAATCATTATTAATTCAGGAACAAAAGTCCCTCAATTAGCATCTTGTGTATTACATTATAATAACTCAGATTCACGTAATGGTTTATTAGAAACCTTGAATGATAT